GGTAGTACTCGGCCACGAAGACAACGTCAGGTGTGAGCCAGTCGAACTCCCACTGGTGCACTTCTTTGGGCCAGCTGGCCGGATCGTCGCCCCACTCCTCGGCGTAAGCATCGCGGGTCATGGCGGTCAGCACGAAGCAGCGCTTGGCGTCGGACTTGTCCTGCCGCTTGGCGTTCAGGTCGAAGAACACCGAGCTGTCGGCGTCAAAGATCGGTTCGATGCGGATGCGCTGGCGCTCGTCTTCCGGATCCTCGTCGTTCTCGTACTCGGTCCGCAGGCGCCAAGCCCCGATGCCACCGGCCACGGCTTCCTCGAAGGCGTTGTCGTAGGCCTCATCAGCCACGCTGTCTTGCTCATCGGCGCGATACAGGTCGTCGCAGGTGTCGGCCAGCTTGTCGTACTCCGCGCCTTCCTTGCTCACAAAGTCGACAGTGATGCGGTTGTTGCGGTACTCGTTGATGATGCGGATGACCGACAGGTGGATCTTGTTGACCTCGAACTTCGGCTTGTTCTCGAACTGCTTGGCCAGCGGACCTTCCCACTGGGCACCGGCGATCGAGTAAAAGCGGCGGTCCTGCAGACACTGCAGACGTTCGTCACGCAAGGCAGATTGGATGTTGTCGAACTCCACCATGGCTTCATAGTGGATTTGAGCGTGGCGCTCGGCTTTTGACATTCTGGCCATGGTTTAGTTCCTGTTGAAATGGTGGACAGAGGCGACCGGAGTTGCATCAATCTTCTTGGGCTCCGGACGCACTGGCCATTCGTGGTCGACACAGTAGCCAATGGCCGTCGTGATGTGCTGATACTCGCCATCCTCCTCAAGGAAGGTGGAACCCTTCTTGATCTGCACGGTGGCCAAGCCCTTGTGAGCGTAGGGCGCGGTGACCGGGTTCACGAAGAGACTACGCTTCCCAGCCGCGTTGCAAATCTTGGCGCGCACGGCGTTCTGACGGTCGCGGATGGCAGGAGCTGCGTTCTTAACCTTACGCACCACGGTCCAGTTGTTCGACTTCAGCACGCCTTCAATCTCAGTGTAGTCCGAGGCATGACCATGCTTCTCACCGGCACGGCCTGCTGGGTCACCATACACGATGACAGTCCGGTTCTTGTGCGCCTTGAACTTCTCCACGAACTCAAGGGCTGACTGCCGAGCCACTGCGGACTGAAGCACGATCTCGTCGAGGATGTAGAAGTCATCGCCACGACGCACACCGATGCCAGACGACATGGGCGTGTAGTTGAAGTCGTGGTGCCACATGAGCTGCTCATGGGGCTTGATGGTTTCATTCGTCTCGTTCTCAGGGCCGTAGTCCTCGTAGACCTTGCCCGCAGCCGTCTCGAAGCTGGCCTCGTACTCCTGGCGAAACTGCTTCAACGACATGCGGCGCTTGGCAGCCTCGATGACGTCAGCAGGCAGGATGTCAGCCGACTTCCACGTGTACAGCTTCCAGTCAGGATCATTGCTGGTCCTGGCGTACTCAGCCATCTCGTAGTAGTGGTTCAGGCCATCAGGTACGCCGATCAACCAGCACCACGCACGGTAGTCAGGCTTGGTCGGGTTGAACGTGTCAAGAGCCGGGCTGATGTTCTCCTCCCAAGCACCTTCGCGCACGTCAGCAATCTCATCGATGATGCCGCCAGCCCAGAACACACCTTCCATGCGCTGAGGTTGGTCAAGGCCGATGAGGCTGATCGTGCTTCCGTTGGGGAGGCGGATCTGCAACTCAGACTCGCTCACTGAGCGGTCGCCCAAGACTGAAGTGAAGCACAGGCGCTTGAGGTCGGCCCAATAAATCCGCTTGACCTGGTCCCGGGTGGGAGCAGCCACAAAGTAGGGGCCGGGTTCCCGCATGGCCTCACGAACCACAAAGCGCTTGGCGCGTTCTGTCTTGCCTGACCGGCGACCAGCCGGGACCACCTTGAACCGCACCGGGTCGTTGACCAAGGAGGTCTGCACTGGGTGCTCAGTCAGCGGGTACCAACGAGCAATGTCCTGCGCGTGAGCTGGGTTGATGGCCTGAAGCTCGCTCATACGGGCAGCTTCTCCGCGATGGATTTCAGGGTCTCAGACACGGCGTCGGTGTTGCCAGTGATCGAGACGTTTTGCACAGCGAGGCGAGGTGCATAGTACGGGGAGGCAGCTTTCGCGGCATCGATGCGGGTGGGAAAGTCAGCATACACCTCTTCGGTGATCAGCTCACGGCCCTTCTCATTGCCCTGCTTGTCGTAGATGATCTTCCAACGCTTCTGCTCGATGGGCTCGCCGCGTGACACCTTCAACAACCACTCATGGGGCAGCAGTCCGGACTCCATGGCGGCTTCGCGGGCTTTGGCTGTGACCTTAGAGACTGCGCCTTTCGGCCGTCCTGATCCAGGTTGAGCTCCACCACGCGCCATGCACCACTCCACAAAGGTTGAAAGATTAAGAATCTTGGGTTGGAGTGGATCGTAACTTGTTTCCACCGTGGCGTAAACCGCTCTAACACATGTGGAGCCTCTCGTACATAGGTGGGAGGCCCGCTACACCGCGGCGGGGCCACGGCCTGTGTAGCAGCAATTTGTAGCAGCCTAAGTTGTTGATTTATATAGGGTTTCTACAGATACTACAGATTCTTCTTCTTTTTCCTATAGAAGAAGAAGAAGAAGAAGATATAGATATAGAGAGAAGAGAGAATAGAGAACGGCGTAGCGAAGCAACTTCTGTAGCGGGAGCCAAGATGCGTAGCGCCGGGCTCCACAGAGTCTAAGTGGTTGATCTATAACAGCTTTTCACCTCGACTACAACCACTCGTTTACAGAGCCAAGAGTCTGAGCTACAATCTGCCTCGTCCGGTGCCCTTCAATGGTTCTCCTCAGAGCTCCAGTGGTCATCCCTCAGCAAGATGTTGGGCATCGGACACCTTTCATGCTGCTGAGAGTATGAGACATCGAACCGGCTGAGGGTCGATGTAAATGACCGTGGCCATGGCCACATATGACTGGAGAAACAAATGAAGACTTGCACATCGTGTGGTGAATCTAAACCACCATCAGAATTCGCTTCTAAGCACCAGTGCTCACTGTGCCGCCAAGCATATCTGAGAGCGTACCGTCGCAAAGACTACCGCCAGTATATGCTTCATCGCATGAAGTTCAGAGCAGCCAAGCTCGGTGTTCCCTTTGACATCGAATGCTCTGACATCCCACTCGTTACCTATTGCCCTGTGTTTGGTTTTGAACTGAAAGCAGGCGATGGTTTTGCCACATTGAACTCACCCTCCCTAGATAGGATCATTCCAGAACTCGGTTACGTGAAGGGCAACATCATTGTCATCTCCCACAAGGCGAACATGATCAAGTCTTCTGCAACCCCGGACGAGGTGATGCAGGTAGCAGAGTTCTTCAAGAAACTATCGGTTGAGGTGAAAAAGTAAATGGCAACCACAAGAAAGAAGACGGCACCAGCCGCCGACCACAAAGCGCTCGCTTTAGGTGAAGCCAAGCTCAAATCAAGCGGGCTCACGCTCGACGACGCCAAGCTGCTTAGTATGCACTGCTTAGGAGCCCAGCAGACGGCGGCTCAACACCAAGCATTCAAGCAGCTTTGTAGTCTCCGCATCGATTACCTCGACCCTGACGGCAAGCCCCTCAGCGACTGGCCGGGCAGCAAACCCTTCTACCGCCTCAGGTACCTCGAGACCGCAACTGACTTCTCATCGATGACTGAGAAGAAGCCAGTCAGGTACGTGCAAGAACCCAACACAGCGCCAGTCGCCTACTACCCGGCCAACCAAGACTGGTCTGGTCTGCTTGACGATACAGACCAACCGTTGATCCTCACTGAGGGCGAGCTCAAGGCGGCCAAGGCCTGCAAGGAAGGTTTCCCCACCATCGGGCTGGGCGGCGTGTACAACTGGCGCAGCCACAAACTCGGCGTCGACTGGCTCCCCAGCCTCGACCTCGTGCGGTGGCTCAAGCGCAACGTCTATATCTGCTTCGACTCCGACTACAAGACCAACCCCATGGTCTGCGCGGCTTTGCGGGAGCTGGCTGAGGAGCTGCACCGGCGCGGGTGCTTCGTGCATCTGGTCTCGCTGCCGCAGCTGCCAGGCCTCGAGAAGGTGGGGCTCGATGACTTCCTCGTCCACGCCGGGCCCTCAGCCGTCACGATGTTCCGCGGCTTGCTCACGGAGGCTGAGCCCCTGGGGCTTACAGCGCCGCTCTGGTCGCTCAATGACAAGTACGTCTACGTGCAGGACCCAGGCCTCATCGTCGACCAAGATACCCGGTTCAAGGCTTCACCATCTGCCTTTAAGGAGCACCTGCAGGCACCTCTCAACTACCACGAGCGCAACCTCAAGCAGGATGGCACGGTTAGCTTCAAGGCGGTCTCGGCAGCTGCTGCTTGGCTCCGTTGGCCCTTGCGCACGGAGGTCACAAAGCTCACCTACCAACCTGGGTCTGAGCGCTTCATCACGGAGCCGAGGCCCATGTTCAACATCTGGCCGGGCTGGGGTGTCGAACCGGTTGAGGACGACGTCAGCCTGTTCTTGCAACTCGTCGACCACATCTTCACGAACGCCGAGCCTGAGGCCAAGCAGTGGTTCCTGCGCTGGTGTGCCTATCCGTTGCAGCACCCGGGTGTCAAGCTGTTCAGCTCCGTCGTCATCCACGGCATCCGCCATGGCACTGGTAAGTCGCTGCTGGGCTACACGCTGGCCAGGATCTACGGCAAGAACTTCACCGAGATCAGCCAGATGGATCTGCACGGCGCCTTCAACGAGTGGGCGGAAGGCAAGCAGTTCGTCATGGGCGATGATGTGACTGGGTCTAACAAGCGCCAAGATGCCGACTTCCTCAAGAAGCTCATCACGCAGCGGGAGCTCCGCGTCAACGGCAAGTACGTGCCCACGTACACGGTGCCGGACTGCATCAACTACTTCTTCACGGCCAACCACCCGGACTCGTTCTTCTTGGAAGACGACGACAGGCGGTTCTTCATCCACGAGGTGCAGGTGGGTCCCATGGCCGAGGAGTTCTACATGGAGTACGACCTGTGGCTGGACACGGGCGGCTCGTCAGCTGTGTTCCAGTACCTGCTGAACCTGGACCTGGGCGACTTCAACCCAGCGGCCCCGGCCTTCAAGACGGCAGCCAAGGAGCGCATGATCGCCAACGTGCAATCGGACCTGGCCGGCTGGGTGCGCATGCTCCTGGCTACGCCAGACCACGTGCTGCGGGTCGGGGAGCTGGTCGTCGACAAGGACCTGTTCACGTCGAAGGAGCTGCTGCAGTTCTACGACCCAACTGGGCGGACTGGCACCACGGCCAACGGGCTGGGTCGCGAGCTGGCACGGGCCGGGGTCAGGCAGGTCTGCAACGGGAAGCCGGTGCGCTTGGCGGATGGGTCGCAGGGCCGGTTCTACGCGGTGCGGAACGTCGATCAGTGGCTCACGTCTCAGCCGCAGCTGGTCATTGACCACCTGAACAAGTGGGACAAGAAGCAAAGCGGGCAAAAAGCCGCAAAATATTGAAACCACATGTTTACAGCCGCGCTGGCGTAGATTAGAATCGCAACTGCTGAGGGGATCTTCCCAAGGCTATCATCAACCAACTGGAGTTCACCATGAGCAAATTGCTGCAAGACGAGAAAGTCGCCGCCCTGGTCGAGAAGGAAGTCACCAAGGCTGTCAAGGCCGAGACCAAGCGTGTCCTGACCGTGATCAAGGAAGCCGAGCTGCCCGAGGACAAGGCCGCTGCGAAGGCTGCGAAGGAAGTCATCAAGGGCATCATCGCCGGTATCAAGGAAGCTGCTTAAGCTTCACAGCCGCAAGGGCGCCAGGAGTTCAGTTCCTAGGCGCCTTTCTTTTCACCTCAATGTAAATAAGGAGTTTCTCATGAATTTCGGTGAAGCTATCACAGCCTTGAAGGAAGGCAAAAAGGTTTCTCGTGCTGGTTGGAATGGCAAGGGTATGTGGTTGATCCTCGTACCTGGGACCAAACCGGCAATCCTCAAAGAAGGCACACCTTATCATACCCACCTTGGCATGAGCGAATGCGAAATTCTGCCGCACATCGATATGTGGACGACAAATGCCGAAGGGCGTCGCGCAATGCTGCCCGGTTGGTTGGCAAGCCAGTCTGACATGCTGGCCGAGGACTGGACCATCGTGGAGGGCGACTGATCATGCGTTGCTATCTGGTAACCGGCCCGGGCGCCAAGCGCTACGCGGCCACGAACGCGGATGCCCGCGCCGTTCGCGATGAGCTGGTTGAGCAGCTGGGCTGCAAGAAGAAGGATGTCGAGATTGAGCAGACCGACATCCCGGTCGCCAAGGCCGAGCTGCTCGAGTTCATCAACGGCCTGTGCGCCGAGCTCGACGAGAAGGAAGAGGAATGAGCCAAGTCCGTCTGATCGCTTTCACGCAGCCCATCGAGCTTGATGGCGTTCAGACGGGCGAGGAGTTGGTGGCCTACTGCGCTCGGGTCTCGAACCCGGGCAACCAGGCCAACCACGAGACGGCTCCTCGTCTGCTGAACTACCTCACCCGCAACCACCACTGGTCGCCGTTTGAGATGGCTCACGCCGTCATGGAGATCCAGACGACCCGTGACATCGCCCGTCAGATTCTCCGCCATCGCAGCTTCGCCTTCCAGGAGTTCAGCCAGCGGTACGCCGAGGTCACGGATGACGTGATGCTGCGCGAAGTCCGTCTGCAAGACACCAAGAACCGGCAGAACAGCACTGAGACCGACGATGCTGAGCTGCAACGCCAGTGGTATACGCTGCAAAGCCGAACCGCCGAGCTGACCCGCCAGACCTACCAATGGGCCTTGGAGCAAGGCATCGCGAAGGAGGTGGCCCGGGCAGTCTTGCCTGAGGGCCTAACCGTCAGCCGGTTGTACATGGCGGGCTCGATCCGCAGCTGGATCCACTACATCCAACTCCGCGCCGGCAACGGTACCCAGAAGGAGCACCGTGAGCTTGCGGTCATGTGCCGTCTCGCTCTGCTCCATGTCATGCCATCACTCGAGGAGATTCTCAATGCAACGCAAGACCACTAAGACCGATCCTAAGAAGGACATGGTCAACCACCCGCCGCACTACGCCGAGACCGACAACGGGGTCGAGTGCATCGACGCCATCCGCGCTGCGCTGGGCCGTGAGCAGTTCATCGGCTTCCTGCGTGGCCAGGTCATCAAGTACCAGTGGCGCCTGGGTAAGAAGGCCGACTCGGTCGAGGACAATCGCAAGGCCATCTGGTACGCCACCAAACTCGACGAGGTGTTGAATGAACTGGAGGCGTAACCGCTACGGCGCCCAGAGCTGGGGTGAATTCTTTGGCGCTTGGGCCTTGCTTTTCATTGGTTGGCCCCTGTGCTTGGTGTTGCTTGGGTTTGCCTTTAAGCTCATGTGGCTGCTGTTCAAGTTTGGATGGAGTCTGGTATGAGCAAGGCGTTCGCGACTCTAGGTCTGCCTGAGACCGCGACGCCTGATGAGGTCAAGGCGAAGTGGCGTGAGCTGGTCATGGTCCACCACCCAGACCGCGGCGGCAATGCCTTTGAGTTCAACGAGATCCGTAAGGCCTACAAGGTCGCCATGGAAGAAGCCAGCGCGCCCAAACCCTGCGGCACCTGCTCAGGCAGCGGTAAGGTCAAGCAGTCCAGCGGCTGGTCCTCGATCGAGATGCCATGCCAGGTGTGCGGAGGTTCAGGCCATGGCTAAGAAGCCCAAGACTGTGCAGGTCGGAAGCCGTGAGTACTTCGATGCGCTTCTGGCCTACTACTCGAACCGCTCGACAGCCATCACCCGCGGTCGTGGCAACCTGAGCCGCGAGGACCTGGAATACGTCGCGCAAGCGGCTGAGAAGCTAAAGGACAAGCGCCTGCAGGAGTGCATCGCTGAGTTGATTGGCTGGGGCGACGACGAGCGGTCTGAGCTTGAGACGCTTCTGGCCATCGGCTTTGAGGCCATGAAGCTATGCAGCCCAAGTCGCTTGCGTGAAGCAGCGATGAGGGTCAGTTTGAAATACTACATGAAGGAGAAGCTCAATGACGTGCAACCAGAACTGCCGCCAGGGCCGTGACTGCAACTGCGCCGGCTGGCACGTGGTGCCGCTCAACGATCTACGTGGACATGACCTCAACGGCAGTTGCTGGTGCAAACCGACGCGCGACGAAGAAGGCGCCGAGACGATCTGGGTGCATAACAGCTTAGACGGCCGCGAGGCCTTTGAACGAGGTGAAAGGAAGCCATCATGAAACCAATGCTTGCGGCCGCGACCGACGGCCACTTCTTGAAGTATCCTATGCTGCTCAGCCCGAAGCTGGACGGCATCCGTTGCTTGATCATCGACGGCGTGGCTATGAGCCGCTCGTTGAAGCCGATCCCCAACAAGCACGTGCAGCAGCTGTTTGGCCGTAAGGAGTACAACGGCCTCGATGGCGAGCTGATCATCGGGGAACCTGGTGCTGCTGATGTGTTTAACAAGACCACATCTGGTGTCATGTCGATCGAGGGCGAACCTGAGGTCAGCCTCTGGGTGTTCGACGACTTCACTGAGTCAGGTGGCTTCGAGCGGCGCTTGCATACGGCACACCGTCGGATCAAGAAGGCCAAACACATCGAGGACGTGCCCCACCATCAGATTGGGGCCGAGAAGCAACTCCTGCAGCACGAGGTCGACTACCTTGAGCTTGGTTACGAAGGGGTCATGCTGCGCGATCCTGATGGTCCTTACAAGCACGGCAGGTCGACTGCCCGCGAAGGTTGGTTGCTGAAACTGAAACGCTTCCACGACGCCGAGGCCAAGATCATCGGCTTCACCGAGTTGCAGACCAACACCAACGAGGCCGTGCGCAATGAGCTAGGCCACCTTGAGCGCAGCAGCAAGAAAGCTGGCATGAAAGGCGCGCAGGTGCTCGGGTCGTTCATCGTCAAGGACCTGAAGACCGGTGTGGAGTTTGAGATTGGCACCGGGTTCACCCAAGCCGACCGCGCCAAGTTCTGGAACATCGGCGACAACCTCACGGGCCGCCTTGTGAAGTACAAGAGCCAACCGGTGGGCGTGAAGGAGAAGCCACGGTTCCCGGTGTTCCTCGGTTTCCGGGACAGTCGCGATCTTTGAAAATAGGTGTTTACATCGTGGCCGGATCGCGCTATGATCTAACCACGGTCAAACATCGATCGGAAACTTGCTGAGGAGCTTCTAAATGAAGATTGAAATTAAATGTCTGATCAGTGGCAGCATCTTGTTCTCGCATGAAGCTGAGAACAACACCATGTGCTTGACCCTGGAGGCTGCGGTCTCTACCCATGCCTACCTGGACGGTGCCAACCTGGCCGGTGCCTACCTGGACGGTGCTAACCTGGCCGGTGCCAACCTGACCGGTGCCAACCTGGCCGGTGCCTACCTGACCGGTGCCTACCTGACCGGTGCCAACCTGGCCGGTGCCTACCTGGCCGGTGCCAACCTGGCCGGTGAAATACTCACCAAGGCACCCATTTCCATTCTCAATCTCACGTGGCCTGTCCTCATCACTGAGGGCTTCATGCGGATTGGTTGCCAACGACACTCCCACGAGGCATGGAAGTCATTTGATGACGACTCCATTCAGCGCATGGAAGGCCGCGCTATTGAGTTCTGGGCACGATGGAAGTTGCCGTTGCTTGCTATGTGCGACAATCATGCCGTCACCAAGGAGAATCAAGATGTCTGAAGTCGAGAAACCCAAGTACAAATTCCCCAAGACCATGGGCGCCTGCGCCGACCGTCTGTATGAGCTGCGCCAAAAGCGACTGGAGATGCAGAAGGAGGTTGACAAGGTGGCAGCCGAGGAGTCAGCGCTCAAGGAGCACATCATCAACACGCTGCCTAAGTCAGAAGCGTCTGGCGTGGCTGGCAAGCTGGCTCGGGTCACGGTCATCACGAAGGTCGTGCCGCAGGTCAAGGACTGGGATGCCTTCTACAAGTACGTGAAGAAGACCGGCCAGTTCGACCTCATGCAGCGCCGCATCACCGACGGAGCCATCAAGGAGCGTTGGGAAGCAGGCAAAGAGATTCCTGGTGTTGAGCACTTCAACGCCATTTCGGTCAGCATCAACAAGGTGTGACGTCACTCAGTGACCTTGGGGCACGGCCTGAGGTTGCTGAGCTTTCAAATTCCGTGCAGCCCTAGTTACAAGGAACCATGATCATGGCTACAAAGAAAACCCAAACCACCGCCCTCGTCAAATGGGATGAGGAACTTGCCAAGCAGGCTGAGATCGCCGCAGGCATGGAAGCTAACACAGGAGGCGGCCAGTTCTTCAGCACGAAGGGCGGCATCCTGAGCTGGCAAGACGCTCCGCTGTCGGGCAACCAGATGGCGGTCATCGTGCTCGACTCGATCCTCGAGAACGTCTACTACGAAGGTCGCTACGATCCGGACGTGCCGCAAGGCCCGATCTGCTTCGCGTTCGACCGCGACGAGAAGACCATGCAGCCCCATCAGATTGTCATCGATGCTGGCAACCAGCAGTGCGGTGCATCTGGTCAGTGCGCTGGCTGCGAGATGAACGAGTTCGGTTCGGCTGAGACCGGTCGTGGCAAAGCCTGCCGCAACACGCGTCGGCTGGCGATGATCCCGGCAGGTACCTTCAACGCAGCTGGCAAGCTGGAGCTGATCGAGGATGAGGAGCACTACGAGACCACGGCTGTCGGCTTCATGAAGCTGCCTGTCACCTCGGTCAAGGGCTATGCCAGTTTCGTCAAGCAAGTGGCCGGTGCGTTGCGCCGCCCGCCGTTCGGCATCGTGACCAAGGTCAAGGTCGTGCCGGATCCTAAGAGCCAGTTCAAGGTCGTCTTTGAGCCGATCATGAACGTGCCTGATGAGCTCATGGGTGCTATCATGAAGCGCCACGAGGAAGCCAAGTCGACGATCGACTTCCCGTACCAGCCGAACGATGAGGAGAACGCCCCTCAGAAGCGCGGTAGCCGAGCTGCTCAGAAGCCTGTGAGCAAAGCTCGCGGCCGCAAGTACTGATGTGAGTTAACCCCGGCGGCCTTGACCCGGGCGGGTACGCAGTTGCCACCTCCCCTCCTTGAGCCCGCCCTGCCGCCGGGCTTTTTATTTTGGAGCGTCAAATGATTAAGAAACCAGTGACCAACCCAGCTTTGCAGACTTGGCTGGCGCTGAACGATGCCTTGCGTGATGCCGATGAGGACATCTGCCAGAAGCTCCTCAAGGAGGAACTGAAGGGCCGCAAGCGCAAGCAGTTCATCAAGCGCATCCATAGTCGCCTGAACAAGGTCCGTGCCGACCGCGAGCGGGCTGAACTCGAGGTCAAGACAGTATGAAGCAACCAAAACCAGTGACCATCGACTTCGAGACATTTGGAATCGAGGGCCGGCCTAAGTACCCGCCCATGCCGGTTGGTGTGTCCATCAAGTACCCAGGCAAGAAGGCCAAGTACTTTGCCTTCGGCCACCCAGTGGGCAACAACTGCTGTTGGTCAGACGCGGCCACTGAGTTGGCCAAGGCCTACAAGCACAAGGACGGCGTCCTCTTCCAGAACGGCAAGTTCGACGTCGACGTGGCTGAGGTGCACTTCAACCTCGCCATCCCAGATTGGAAACTCATTCACGACACGCTGTTCCTGCTGTTCCTTGACGACCCGCATCAGATTGAGCTTGGTTTGAAGCCGGCAGCCACTCGATTGCTGGGTTGGGAAGCTGAGGAGCGTGACGCAGTCGGCGACTGGTTGATCGAGCACCAGCCGGTCCCAGGAGTCAAGATCAGCAAATCACGAAGCTCAGACCACTACTTCGGCCGCTACATCGCCTACGCCCCTGGTGACCTCGTGGGCACGTACGCCAACGGCGACGTTGATCGCACCGAGGCGATCTTCAACATGCTGTGGAAGAAGACGGCTGAGCGGGGTATGCTGGTCGCCTACGATCGTGAGCGTCAACTCATGCCTATTCTGCTGGAGATGGAGCGGCAGGGTTTGCCCATGGACCTCAAGCGTCTGCGCAGCGACGTGGCCATGTACAACCAGTGGCGTGACACCATCAACGCCTGGATCGTCAAGACCCTCAAGGCTGACCCAGACATCAACCTCGACTCAGGTGCCCAGCTAGTCGATGCCATGGTGGAGGTTGGCAAGGCTGATCCTGACCTGCTGCCTAGGACACCGACAGGCAAGTTCCAGACGAACAAAGAGGCACTGCTGCAAGGGGTGACCGACAAGGTGCTGCTGGCCGTGCTCAAGTACCGCACGCAGCTAAACACCTGCCTGAACACCTTCATGCAGCCTTGGTTGGCCACAGCCGAAGCGTCTGGCGGTCTGATCTTCACGACCTGGAACCAGACCAAGACGCCGTCTGGTGACTCCAACGTCGGCACCCGCACTGGTCGCTTGTCTTCAACGCCGAACTTCCAGAACATCCCCAAGGAGTTTCAGCCGATCTTCCACCACGAGGCACCTGACAAGAAGCTGCCCAAGTGCCCGTTCAAGGACTTGCCACCGCTGCCCAAGGTGCGCAGCTACATCACTCCTTTCGCTGGGCACGTCATGATCGACCGCGACTACTCCCAGCAGGAACCTCGCATCCTGGCCCACTTCGACGGTGGTGCCTTGATGGACAAGTACCTCGAGAACCCTTGGATTGACTTCCACGACTACGCCAAGGCCGAACTTGAGAAGATGGGCAAGTTCTACGACCGGAAGCCGGTGAAGAACACGAACCTCGGTCTGATCTATGGCATGGGCGTGGGCAAGCTGGCCGAGCGCAACGGCATGACGGTTGAGGAGTCCAGCGAGTTGAAGAAGGCCATTCTGCAGCTCTACCCTGGTCTCAAGCAGATGTACCAAGACATGAAGCTCAGAGCCAAGTCCAAGCAGCCGATCCGCACTTGGGGCGGCCGCGAATACTACTGCGAAGAGCCGAAGCTCATCAACGGGCGTATTCAGGAATTCGACTACAAGCTGGTCAACGTCCTGATTCAAGGATCCGCTGCTGACTGCACCAAGGAGGCGATTATTCGCTACCATGCAGCCAAGCACCCGGAGGCGAGGATTATCCTCAACGTGCATGACCAGGTCACAGCCAGCGTGCCGAAGAAGATCCTCAAAGCAGAAATGGAAGTGCTGCGCAAATGCATGGAATCCGTCGAGTTTGACGTGCCCATTCTGAGCGAAGGCGCCATCTCATCAACCAACTGGGATGAACTCCAGGACTACGACAAGAAAGGCAAGGTGCTGTGATGGCGACCAAGAAAACGATTCCGATTAAACAGGTGACGAGCTGGTCCTTCAGCCGCTACAGCACCTACAAGCAGTGTCCGCTGAAGCTCAAGCTGAGCGCCATCGATCGGATCCGTGAGCCCGGCAACGAGGCCATGGCCCGCGGTGATGCGATTCACAAGTTGGCCGAGAAGTACATCAAGGGCGAGGGCCGATCGCTGCCACCTGAGCTCAAGTTGTTTGCCGACGAGTTCAAGAAGTTGCGGGCGCAGTACAAGAAGAAGATCAACGGCATGGTGGTCGAAGACAACTGGTCCTTCACCAAGGACTGGGACGAGACCCAGTGGGACGACTGGATCAACTGCTGGCTTCGCATCAAGCTCGATTGTGCGCACCATCATGACGATGAGACTCTCATCATCACTGACTGGAAGACAGGCAAGTTCCGCCCTGAGATGAATGAGGAGTACGTCGAGCAGTTGGAACTCTACGCGCTGGCCGCCCTGTTGCTGCACGAGCACATCCAGCAGGTCAAGCCGCGTCTGGCCTACTTAGACCTTGGCATCACGTACCCTGAGGTTGGTGCTGAGCTGGTCTTCACGCGGGCCGACATCCCTAAGCTCAAGAAGCTCTGGGAGAAGCGGACCAAGGCGATGCTCAACGACAAGCAGTTCGCGCCGCGACCGAACGACAAGTGCCGGTGGTGCTTCTATCGGTCCAGCAACAAGGCTGCCGGTGGCGGTCAGTGCAAGTACTAAGTGAGGTTGGCCATGACTCCTGCCGAATGGATTATCCTGGCCATCCTCTTGTTCATCCTCAACAAATGGTGGAAATAACATGGAACACGTAATGATTGACCTTGAGACCCTGGGCCGCCGCGCCGGGTGCTCAATCCTCTCGATTGGCGCCGTCGCCTTCGACCCTAGACTTGGTCTTGGTCAAGAGATGTATTGCGTCGTCAACCGCGCCAGCTGCTCGTTGGTTGGTCTGCATGAGGACCCTGACACGCTGGCTTGGTGGGAGAAGCAGAATGAGTCGGCTAAGACTGTCCTCGGCCATTCGACTGAAGGTGGTTTGGTGCTGACCGACGCGCTTGCCAAGCTCACTGAGTTCCTCGCCCAGTTCGGCCACAAGAAGGTCAAAGTCTGGGGCAACGGGTCAGACTTCGACAACGCGATCTTGACTGCTTGCTACGCAGCCATTGGCCAAAACATCCCTTGGGAGTTCTGGAACAACCGCTGCTACCGCACCCTGAAGTCGCTCAAGCCGCAGGTCAAGTTGGCACGCCAAGGTACCTACCACAACGCGCTTGACGACGCCAAGTCGCAGGCTGCCCATGCCGTTCAGCTGATGGTGTGACGCTATGGACGACATCGACCGCCAACAAGAGCGTGATGAGCAGTGGGACGAGGCAAGCATCGGCAGGATCCGAGCGCAAGCAGCCAAGATACCTGAGGGCAGGCCAGGCGACTGCGACCTGTGCGGCGAGTGGTCGGCCAGGTTGGTCAACGGCGTCTGCGCCCCATGCCGTGACAGGTATAAGCTGCCATGAGAACACTCGAGTCCAAGATCGAGCAGAAGGTCTGCCGTGACGCATTGAAGATGGGGATCAGAAACCTCAAACTCAACGTCACTGGTCAGACCGGCTGGCCCGACCGAATGTTCCTCATCCCAGGTGGCCGCGCGCTCTTCATTGAGTTCAAGCGGCCAGGTGGCCAAGTCAGGCCGAAACAAGAATACATCCACCAGGTGCTGCGGCACCTTGGTTACCATGTGGAGATACATGATGACCCAGTACGAGCTCTTCAAGCCATCCGCCAAGCCGTGGACACCGCACGCCTATCAAAAGAAAGCGGTCAAGTTCCTGTTGGAACACGCCGCAGGCGCGCTGTTCTTGGACCCAGGACTGGGCAAGACATCGATCACGCTGGCCACGATCAAGATGCTCAAGCAGAAAAAGGTCCTCGACAAGGTTCTGCTGATCGCTCCACTGCGCGTCTGCTACAGCGTGTGGCCAAAGGAAGTTGACAAGTGGTCTGACTTCAATGGCATAAAAGTCGTGGTGCTGCACGGTCCCAATAAGGACGAGCTGCTGAAGGTCGAGGCTGACGTTTATGTCATCAACCCCGAGGGCCTTGAGTGGTTGTTGCAGGTCAAGAAGACCAAGACACCAACAGGCAAGACCAAGGTTGACGTCGACCTCCGGCGCTGGAAGGCACTGGGCTTCGACACACTGGTCGTTGATGAATTGTCGAAGTTCAAGCACACGAACACGAACCGCTTCAAGGCCATCAAGCTGGTCCTCAACACCTTCCGCCGACGCTGGGGTCTGACCGGATCGCCGGCGTCCAATGGGCTGCTCGACCTGTTTGGCCAGTGCTTCATCCTCGACCAGGGCAGGACGTTGGGTCCCTACATCAGCCACTATCGGATGAAGTACTTCGTGCCAAGCCACGACGGCTTTAGCTGGAATATCCGCGAGGGCGCCGAGCAGGAGATCTACGAGCGTCTGAACCCGCTCGCCTTGCGCATGGCCGCTGATGACTACCTCGACATGCCTACACTCATCGAGAACAACATCAGGGTCGACCTGCCTGAGCCGGTCAGGGTTGTCTACGACCAGCTTGAAGATGACCTCATCGCCAAACTCAGCGACAAGATCGTCGTGGCCAGCAACGCGGCGGCTGCCAGCATGAAGTGCAGACAGGTCGCCAACGGCGGCATCTACATCGACCCCGAGGTCGAGTCGCTTGTCAAGCTGCCCAAGTCCAAACGTGAGTGGGTCAACCTGCACACCGAAAAAGTCGATGCCCTGGCTGACCTCATCGAGGAACTGCAGGGTTCGCCCATCCTCGTGGCCTACGATTTCGAGCATGACCTCGATCGACTCCGCGAGCGGCTGGGGCAGGACGTGCCCTACATCGGCGGCGGCGTGTCGGCCAAGCGTTCAGCTGAGCTGGAGAAGGCGTGGAATGCTGGGCACCTGCCTGTCCTACTTGGCCACCCACAGGCCATGGCCCACGGGCTGAACCTGCAAGAGGTCGGCCACCACGTGTGCTGGCACTCACTGACCTGGGACTTTGAGCTCTATGACCAGTTCATCCGCCGGGTGCTGAGGCAAGGCAACAAGAGCAAGAAGGTGTTCGTGCACCACATCATGGCCCGCGGTACTGTGGACGAGGTGGTCTTGGCCGCTGTGAAGTCCAAGCGCAAAGGGCAGAATGCCTTGTTCGACGCCCTAAAAAAGTTGAGAAAAAGTTGAAAATAGGTGTTTACAAGCCCACTGCATTGCACTAGAATCTAATCACGGTCAACGCAATGGTGCTTGACTGAAACCTTGCTGAGGGGATTACCATGACCACCAAGACCACCAAGACCTACGCTTCACGCGATTCTGCCACCTCCGCCCTGCGCAAGCTCGGCATCCAAGCCCGCGATTACGACCTCTTCATCACGAAGGTCGACGGCAAGTTCGAGTGCAAACTTGGCGCTGCCGCTGAACACCTCGAGTCGCTCAAGAACCCGAAGCCCAAGACCATCATCGCAGCCGCCGTCAAAGCTGCCAAGACTGAGAAGCCCAAGCGTGCTGGCATCAGCCAACTGGCCCGTGACCTGATCTTGGCCGGACGCACCAACCAAGAGGTGTGGGCAGTCCTCAAAGACAGCTTCAACCTCGACGACTCCAAGAAGCACTACCCGACGTGGTACCGTTGCGAGATGAAGCGCAAGGGCCTGCTGCCTAAGGAGGCTTGATCATGCTGAAGCGCTATCAAGTCATCGGCCTGCTGGCCGTCCTCGTAGTCGCCATGGGCCTAGTTGGCACCGACGACTACGAAGAAGCCAAGCGCCAAGAGCAGCACTACTGCGACATGGTCCAGCTTTGGAAGCAGACCAATGGCGAGCAGGGTTGGCCAGCGTTCAACGGCGAGTGCAAGTAATGGACACCATCGAGATCCGCGACGAGAGCACGCACGATGAGCAACGGTTTCAGCTGTACATCGACGGCGGCCCTCGCGCCTTGGTGACCAAGAAGCATGGCACCGTGCAATTTCACTGGCAGGTCTACGGCCCGCAATACTGGCCGGACGCCAAGGTCCTGATGCAAGGCCTGCTGGAATTATCTGTCACAGCTGACAAACTATCTGGAGAGAAGTAATGGCAAAACCAATGGTGCCCTGCTACGACAGGCAGCGGCGCACGTGCATCGAGGTGGCGCGTGTTGCAGGTCAAGTCAAGTTCATCCCGCTCGACGTCAGTGAAGGTCTGCAGGTGCAGGCAACGTCGGCGGATTCGTTCGACCAACGGTATGAGCCGATGGTCAACTACCCCATTGAGAAAGCTGCTCAGCTCTTTCTGAACTACAGCCAGACCATTGGGGCGTCTAAGGAGGCTCTGGATTACCTGGGCCAAGTCGTCAACGTGAGTAAACAGGAGCTCGAAATGGCTACCACCAAGAAGCAAGCCGCTGCTGAGAAGCCGGTGAAGAAGGAAGCGGCACCCAAGGCAGGACGCCGCGCAACAGACACTGAGGTCAAGGAGCCTAAGGCCAAGGTCGCGAAACCAGCGGCCAAACCAGCTAAGGCCACCAAGCCTGGCGAGAAGAAACTGTCGGCCGCCCAGATGTTCCAAGACCTGATCATGGCCGGCAAACTGACCGACGACCAAATCTTCGAGAAGGTCCAAGCCGAGTTTGGTCTGGACGAGAAGAAGCGCGGCTACGTCAAGTGGTACCGCAACCACCTGAAGAAGCAGGGGCAGAACCCGCCTGAAGCCAAAATGGCGAAGTAAGACGGCCTCGAGGCGCCGCCGACAAGGCGCCTCACCAACGGCAAACAATCCAATAAGGAATCATCATGCCTAAAGTCAAAGAAGTTTCCCGCGACACCCGTGACTATGACACCACTCAGCTGCACGAAGCAGGCCATGGCCGCACCCTCCACCGCGACTACTCCGCCCACTTCTGGCGCTGGAGCTTTGCCCGTCGCTTCATCACTGCCAAGCACAACGTGCTCGAAGTTGGCTGCGGCGAAGACAAACCGCTCAGCAAGATTCTCACCGGTGGTGCTGCGGCTCATGTCAACCACTATACTGGCGTGGACCTCAACAAGCTGAAGCCGTCCAACAGCCAGCGTCTGACGTTCCATGGCGAGTTCAACTTCGTTGAGCGTTACAAGGAACTGTTGAAGGCGCGCCCTGAGGGCTTCGACGTCGTCGTCAACTATGAGGTCGTCGAGCACATGAAGGTCGAGCACGGCATCAACCTGCTCAAGGCCATGTTCGCAGCCACCAAGCCGGGCGGCGTGTTGCTTCTGTCGACGCCGGTCTACGACGGCAAGCGCCACGCGGCCAACCACATTCATGAGTACACCGTGCCTGAGCTGCAGGGCTACATCGAGAAGGCGGGCTACGCCATCGAGCGCCGCTTCGGCACGTTCATGGACATCAAGCACATTGGCAAGGTCGAACCGCAGATTCCTGGTGTTGACGGCAAGAAGATGCTGGACGCCATCAAGCAGGTGCGCCAAGGGCTTGAGCAGTACTTCGACAACGACGCCATCAGCAACATCTTTGGCTGCCTGTATCCTGACCACGCACGCAACAACCTCTGGGTCTGCCGCAAGGCCGCTGACGGTAAGCCGGTCAAGCCAGTTGCCCGCAAAGCCACGAAAGGAGCGCCGTTCTGATGATCGGAAATGTCGCTGAATTCCATGAGAAGTTCGGTCTCCCCATGGGGACCGACGATCAGCTCATGAACGATCCCTCGGCCCAAGAGTTCCGAGTCAAGTTCCTGCAAGAGGAGCTGGACGAGCTCAAGGAGGCGCTGGCTGAGGGCAACAAGACCAAGGCCTTTGACGCCTTGCTGGATCTGGCCTACGTGGCCTACGGCACGGCGCTGTTTGCTGGCATCAACCCAGCTCAGTGGCATGCTGGCATGCACGCCGTGCACTCATGCAACATGGCCAAGGTCCGCGTGGTCAAGGCTGAGGACAGCAAGCGGGGCAGCGCCTTTGACGTCAAGAAGCCCGTTGGTTGGGTTGGCCCCGAGGCACGACTGGAGGAGATTCTGTCATGGACAAAGTGAGCTGCAAACTGACCATCTTCGAAGGCCCTGACGGTGGCGGCAAGAGCACGGCGGCCAAGGTCTTCGCTGAGTCGACCGGCGCCAAGTACGTGCACTTCCCGGCTCTGCCGCGAGTCAGTCGCAACCTGGGTCGCATGTACGTGGAGGCCATGCTACCTGCACTGCTTGGCTACCAAGACGTGGTGTTCGATCGCTGCTGGTTGAGCGAGGTGCCCTACGGGGTGGCCTTCCGCGAGGGCCGCGACCGACTGACTGATGCAAGCCGGCGGATGCTCGAGCGTCTGGCCATGCGTTGCGGTGCCGTGGTCGTCAAGTGTCAACCTGAGTGGGAGACTGTCAAGACCAACTACCTCAGCCGCAAGCACATGGAGATGCTGGACAACGAACACCAGCTCAAGACGGTCTACGACATCTATGCCGAGCAGGCCACAGACCTGCCGATGCTGGACTACGACTACACCAAGGGCGACCTGTTTGCCGATACTAAACTGGCTCTCACGATCGAGGGTCTGCGCATGCGCCAGCACCCGTTAGATCTGGCTTCGGCTGGCAACTGGGATGGGCGCGTTGTGCTAATTGGCGAGGCTTTTGCCGAGCGCAAAGACTGTGACCCGTTCTACCAGTGGCCATTCGCTTCATTCAGCGGCGAGGGTTGCAGCCAGTGGCTGGCTGACAAGCTCGATCTGATCGAGGTGGGCGAGGACCAGATTCTTTGGTTGAACTCCGACCAAGATCTGTCGGTGCTCTACGACCTGAACCCTGAGCGCATCATCACACTCGGCACCGAGGCCTACCAGCAGCTGTACCGGCTGAAGATCAAGGCGGCAAGCGTTCAGCACCCGCAGAACTGGAAGCGATTCAAACATGGCCAGCGGTACCCGCTGCTGGACCTCATCTAAGGAGCACGACATGGACTTTTCACGAGTGTGGCTCAATGCCGTCAACGACATCTTGGCCAATGGGGATCTGGTATCGCCCAGGGGCAAGTTGACCAAGGAGATTCCGCAGCGGACCATTGAGGTCGACATGCGGAAGCCGGTGCTTCGCGTGCCTGATCGCAGTCTGAGCTACAAGTTCATGGTGGCCGAGGCGTTCTGGATCCTGTCTGGCGACGACCGGGTCGAGACCATCGCCCCATACAACAGCCGCATCGCCGCCTTCTCAGACGACGGCGAACGGTTTTTCGGTGCCTACGGCCCCAAGATCGTGGCGCAGCTGCCGTACATCATCGAGAAACTGCAGGCAGATGAGGACAGCCGCCAAGCTGGCCTGACCATCTGGCGTGAGTGCCCGCCCAACACCAAGGACGTGCCGTGCACGGTGGCAGTGTTCTTCAACATCCGCGGTGGCAAGCTCAATGCCCACGTGTTCATGCGGTCCAGCGACGTCTGGCTGGGCGTGCCGTATGACGTGTTCAACTTCAGCATGCTCAGCCACCTAGTCTGCGGCCTGTTGAACGAGCACCGGCTGACTGCCGACGCTGTGTCACCCGGTCGGTTGTTCCTGACGGCGGCCAGCAGCCACCTGTACGAGACCAACTGGGACGACGCGAAGATGTGCCTTGGTAGCACGGTGCTTGATCAAATCGAGACTCCCAAACTGCTCTGGAACGACCCGCAGTTCCTCATGTCCGAGCTCAAGGATCTGCGTGACAGCCGGCCAGGTGACGCGCGCCGCTGGTGGGAGGTGTAACATGAGACCCAGCCGCGATGAGTGGGCCCTGAAGCTGGCCTTGCTGACAGCCCAACGGGCCACGTGCTGCCGCCGTCAGGTGGGTTGTGTGCTGCTGAATGCTCGGGGCCACGTGTTGGCCACCGGCTACAACGGGGTCGCGGCTGGTCTACCGCACTGCAATCAGCACGACCCGTACCACCCGCTTGGCTTTCCTCATGCTTGCGAGGGGGCTAGGTCGCCAAGCGGCACGAACCTCGATGGCTGCCAAGCGATCCACGCGGAGCAGAACGCGCTGCTGCAGTGTCGGGACATCTACCAAATCCACACGGTCTACGTGACAGCCAGTCCCTGCGTGACCTGCTGCAAGTTGCTGCTCAACACCAGCTGTGAACGGATCGTCTATGTGGAGGAGTACCCGCACTCGGCGGCCAGAAACTTGTGGACTGGTGCCGGCAGGTCCTGGGAACAGATTATTGTGGAGATTTGACCCTCAGGGATGACCCGAGGGATACAGAAAAGGCCTAGAGCTTAGTTGCCCTAGGCCTTTCTATTTCGTCATGACCTACATGGCTTCCTGTTATTTCCTCATGGCCGAGGCGATGCTAGGAGCTACCTTCTCGACCGAGCGGCCAATCACGTAGCCGCCGAGGCCAAACTCCACAATGCTCCAAAGCTTCAGATACTCGGCTTCGGACAGGTTGGGGGCCGCCCAGCCGAACCACCTGGCTACGATGAGCCCACAAAAGACGATCATGACCAGGGGTCGCCAGTTGGCTGCGAGCCAGTGTGTGCTAGCCGCCTCGGTCTGGATGATCTTGGCCGCAGCTGATTCAATCTCGCTCTGGTGGGCCAGCAGCTGGCGCATGGCTTCTGCTTCTGCCTTTGCCTTCTCGGTCGGGTCGGGAAACAAGTTGCCAACGACCTTGCCGATGATCGGGGCAAGTGCGGGGACGAGTGCTTGGATCATTGGTACTCCCAGATCACTTTGGACGGCAGGCCATGGCCACCAAGCCCAAGGTGGATGAAGTTCTTTGCAATGCCGATGCGGTGGAAGCCGTGCTTCAGCGCCAAGCGGATCAGCTCGTACCGATCAGAGCCATTCGTGCACGCCACGTCGCAGCACATGCCACGGGTGTGCTCGCCATCAGATCGGCCTTTCCTGGCCTCCACAGGGTGCGTGGGGTGCCTGTAGCCACTTGTGATGGTCATGGCCTTGCCGTACTCCGTGCGAAGCGCCTGGAGGCGTTCCATGAACTCAGGCAGCATCCCATTCAGTCCGGTGTGCTTGCAATCAAACTCTGCCTTGCTGAAGTTTGGGTAGTCTGACCAGTTCATGATTTTGCGACGTAGTGAATGACGACCACAGGACGGCCACGACCACCATGGCTGACGGTGCGCACCTCTTGAACAGGCAGACCAGACAGATGCGCGACGACGTCTTGCTTGGACAGGCCAGTGGCGTCTGACAGGTCTTTGACCGTCCTTGGGTTCTCACGAACCATCTGCATGATCTGCTCTTGCATCAGTGCCCTTTCCAATGGCTGGCCAGGAAGCCAACCAGCGCCGAAAAGCCGGACGCGATGCTCATCCCAAGCCAGAGGCCACCTTTGGACTTGTTGGCCAGGGCCACAAGCTCCTCAAGCTGGCGCTCCATCTTGTCCATTTTTTTGTCCATGTCCTGCACGCGCTGCCACAGAACTCCATACTTCACGAGGTCAATGCCGCTGTCTTTCTCATCCGCCATGTCAGGACACTCCAGCATTAAAGGCCTTCGCCTGGTGTGACGTAGACGGTAGTCGCGCCAGAGGCCAGACCGCTGAAGAAGGTGTCCTTGTTGAAACGGATGATCTCCACTGCACCAGGCACCAAGACAATGGCATCCGAAGGCGTGCCAGCCACAGGAGCGACAGCAGCGGCCTGGGCCAATGCCGCCGTGGTGCCAGTGCCCAAGAACACGGTGTTCGAGCCTGCGTTCACAAAGCGGTATTGGCCTGTGGCTTGAGCGTTGAACTTCTCGTAGACGGGAGCCTGCACGCCAGCAGGCGCAACGGCTGCGGCCGCCACGACGACGGTCTTGCCTTGCGGGTTAAAAGGAATCTGTGATCCAGTAGCCATGATTTTTACCTTTCAGTGTGTTTACAGTTTTCAAAGTGCCAGCGTTTCATTGTGTTCACGCCGCCTGATTTAGAGCAATGAGGACAAACAACAATGGCTTGTTCTTTTCCTCGCCTGACTTCAGACAAACGCTGTCTGTGCTCATCACTCAATTTTTTTCCTAGTTTTGCTTCGGACATCTTGCGTTTTGATTCATCGCTACGCTTTGTGCCAATCAACGCCTGCGCCACTTTTCTGGCGTGTTCCGCAGTCTTTGGCTTTCCACGCTTTGCCTCAGACATTCGTTTTCGTGTTTCTTCGCTGTGCTGCTTTCCAAACATATTGTGGTTTTCGCCACGTTGAGAAACAGACATCTTGCGCTTGGTTTCCTCAGAGTGTTTAAGCCCATGCAGCCCTTCGCCGCCATTAGTCAAATTACAGAGTCTGATGCCAAGCCTGCGAAGCTGGTCAATACGCTCCATCTCAATAAAAAAAGCCAATTCTTCGTCAACATTATCGACAACCATGCGAACAGAAAAGCCGCCAGCCTTTGCAACAATCCGCTTCCAATACTCGCTTCGCTTGTTGGTTGAAGTCGATCTACGAGCATGGCCTTTTCCAACGTAAAACACGCTGGAAGTGTCTGGCCTAATATGCTCGTAGACGTAGAACATGACTTCAGTTTACCGTGCGATTTGGGAATTGGTGGCCATGACGACTCCTTAAACAAAATATGTTGCAGTGATTTGCCAATACGCGCCAGTTTGGTTGATCGTTGGTATGTTTTGAATCTGACTGGATGATTGAAGAATAGATCCGCTGATGTTAGGCCAGTTTGAACCTCCACCGTATATTGCAGACGCAGAAGTGGAAGACGACACGAATGGAAGTCCTCCAATGGCTTGTGCTCCAGCATTCACTCCATCATTTGCGTAAAGGCTAACCGTGACCTGCCTCCCTATTTTTGTGTAGGTCGCAAAAATCAAAGATGGCGCTGTTGTCCACGCAGAAAAGTCTGGAGTCCAGGTGCCTTCTTCGTAGTCAGAAAGCAGTTCGCTTGTTCCTAAGCCTGGCGTGGCAGAAAAATCAATGCCTTTGCCTGCTGTCCCAATGACAAGATTTCCATCGGTGATGACCTGATCGCCGTATCGTGTTGATGGGTTTCCAACTGTTTTAAGCATAATTTCACCTTTCCATTTCAATTAAGCTGCAGGATATGTGGCTGTCAACTGCCAAAACACAGGGCCAGCAGTAAGTGATTGTGCCGGCACGTGGGAAATAGTTGTTGACGACGTTGTAATTGTTGCGGCAAATCGCTTTGCAACATCCCCCGATGACATTTGCGCAGTTCCGCCTACACTTGAACTTGATGTAAATGGAAGCCCTGTAATTGTTGAGTAATCAGCACAAGCGCCTCCATACGCATTGATAAAAACTGTGACTTGATTCCCAATTTTGATGTACTTGGCAAATGCGACAGTCGGCGCGGTACTCCAGCTTGCAAACCCAGGCGACCACGTATTTTCAGAGTACGACAGATTAGCGTCGAGAATATCGCCACAATTTACGAATGTGCTTGTTCCGCGAGAAGATGCGTCTAGTCGAGCAACGCAGTTCGTCATCTGCACGTTATTGACAAAACAGTTTGTTGGTGCATGCAATGGGAGATTTGGTTGATTGCCTGCACCAGCATCAGGGAAACGCACTCCACTTATGGAAACCGATCCTATCACTGTGATACCAATACTGCATTTTGCATTTGGTACGTTAATGATCGCAATGTCTTTTGCAGAACTAATTTGGTCGAAAGTGATGCAGGTTGTGGATGCTGGCGTTGCTGCCGCAATACCTTCTACTGCAAGGCCACTAATGCCCGTGTATGCGCCACCAAAGTAACAACAGCCATCAGCGGTGATATTTATCATCTGCGCTTCTGCATTCTGTGTCATGTAATAAGCCCATGCGCCGTCGCCTACGTTTGTGGCTTCCAGATTTGTGTAGCTGTTGTAGATGTTTTCTTTCACATCAGCAGCGTAAAAGCCATACAAGGTAGAACCAACAGAACGGACGTTTGTGTAGTCGTTCATGTACAGAACGCCTGTGAAGTTGAACGCTATTCTACTGTTGAAGATTTGAATATCGTTAAATGCACACTGCGTAATGACAGAGTTGACATTACCTGTACGCAAACGAATTCCGGCACAAACAGCAGAACCTTCCGAGCAGTTAATTCTAAAGCCGCCAATCTTGCAGCCAATCATGTATTCGTTGTCGGCAGTAGGCCCAATCACCAAGGCCTCTTTGACTAACGATGACGCAAAGTTGATAATCGTTACATTCCCGCCATCGCCAACAATGTTCAAATTTCCAGTTGTTTGCAGAGTATCCGTGACCTTATAGACACCTGCCGGGATATAAAGAGTAGATGGATGCGTTGCTGTAATGTAGGTTGAGCCAGTAGTTAATTGGGTGGCGTCAATCGCCGCCTGAATTGCAGCCGTATCATCCGTCACCCCATCACCCACAGCACCGAAGTCTTTGACGCTGACGGTTTCGCGCAGTTTGGCTTGTACGGTAGTGGGGACAGCACCAAGGCCTGCAGGGTCGTATTGCACGTCAGCAGCATTGATCCCACCCAAAACCACATCGCTATAACGCTCAGTTGCAGCAGGAGCGCTGTAGACCGTACTGCCATTCTTGTTCATCACGCGAATGCTGTAGTCGCTGTTGACGTACAGACGAGCAGGCGTGCCGTTGTTAACTGGATAGCCACCTTCGGTGCGGATCGGTTGGCCAGCAAGCTGCGTCAATGCAGCGTCCCAATACACATTTATTGGGTTGACCTGTGGGTCAAGGTTGGCTGCGCCAATCCAGATATAGCCGTTTTCCAGCGGCTGCCCATCCGTCTCCGTGAAGATCGGGAAGGTGGGCTGAATGCTGAGTGCGGACATTACTGGTTCTCCTTGGATTGGTTCATTGCGAAAGAATGATCGAAGCCACGCAAGCAGCCATGCGATCCATCTGCGAATTGTTGTAAGCATCGAGTCATCCTCATTCTCCTAGTGCCCGCTTGACACGCGCGCGAGTTTTTGCGTCCTTGATGCCCTTGGCCATCAAACGGAAGCTGGTCATGACTGGCGCCGGTACGCCTGACGTGCCTGAGATGGCTACGTCCATCAGACCGGCAAGCACGCTGGCTGTGTTGCTTGTGTTCACAGTGCCAGGAGGCACAGTCAGCACGTCCTTGGCCACGTCGTTGATGGTGCGCAACTGCTCGGCGCCCTTCTTGCCGAAGACGAAGTCGAGTTTGCCGTTCTTGTCGAGGTTGGTGATGACACGGTCAAGCTGGGCCGGCGACACGACGCGGTTTCCGAACTGGTCAGGCGCCACGTTGCGCAAGGCCTCCTCCTTGATGTACTGGAGCGTGCCGCCCTGCAGTTCCTTCCAGGCCTGCATGCCCTTAGGACCCTCGGTCTGGAGCAGGCGGCGGATCTGGCGGACGGTGTCGAGCGAGGTCCCTGGGTCGATGATCGATCGGTTGAGCACCTCCTCCAACGCGATGGCGCGGTCAGTGGTACCACGCTTGAAGCCGAGCAGGTTCTTCACCAAGCCGATGTTCTCGTAGTCGGCCGCGTAGCGAGCGCGGGCTGCACGGGCCTGTTGGTACAGGTTGCCGCCAAGCCCCTCGGTCTGGGTGTCGATCAGCTGCTTGAGCTCACTGGCCACACGTACATCGTTGGGGTCATTGCTCTTGACGAAGCGGTTGATCGCCTTACGCAACGCCTCGGCTTGACCAAGACTGACCTCGCCGATCTGCAAGGTGCCGTCGGCTAGCGAACCAGCTCCAATGCCCTGCACTTTGAGCTCCTCAGCAAAGGTGCCCATGATGGGGGCCGACGAACGGCCGGCGCGGTTCTGGTTCAGGTAGTCGGCGATCGGCGACAGGTTGGCTGGGCTGGCCAGCTCACCGGCCTTCTCAGCCTCCTTGTAGAGGACGCGGATGCGGGCTTTGTCACGAGCTGCTCGGCTGCGCAGCGCCTCGTTAACTGCCATACCAGTCGCACGGCGGAACTCAGACTCGCCGGCCTGGGCACCAGTCATGTCGATGAAGGCGTCGAGGTTTTGGCGCAGTTGCTGGTTCTGCTGGGCAAAGCGTTCGCGCAACGGTTCACCGACCTCAGGCAGCTTGGCGGTCTCGCGCTCAAAGCGGACGTCTTCGAACTGGCGCGTCTTCTGGCCCTCAGTCAACTTGATGGGCACAGGCAGCTCCTGGGCCTTCATAGCCCGCTGAGTAGCTACGTCCACGCCCATGGCGCCTGCTGATCCTGGGGTACCAGGGGTTGCGCGAGGAGGTACTTCCAGACCTACTGCCTGCTTCGCTTTGCTGGCAGCAGTTTGGGCCGTCTCCTTGACTGCCTGCACGACGGGCGCGGCTGCCTGGCGGGCTGCAGTTGTGGCTTGGCGGGCAGTCGTAGCCACGGCAGGTTGTGCGGCACGGATGCCAGACATGACAGCACCAGGTGGACCGACGACGGGGATGACTGGCGGGATGGTCTCGGCCAAGAATTGACCTGTCTCACGCGCCATCTCCTGACCAGCCTCGGTCCGCGGCGCGTAAGTCAGTGCCTGAGCACCTTTCATGGCCTCTTGCTCAACCAGCTTGGCAGCTTCAGGCGTACCAAACTTGCCAGACAGGATCTGCTCAGCCAGACCCTTGAGGGTGCCGCCGATCATGCCGACGGTTCCACCAGTTGCGCCAGTGGCCAAGGTCAGTGCGGTCTCACCAGCGCCGACGATCTTCTCGCCAACGGTGGGTTCGACGTACTGAGGCATAGTCTCAGCCACAGTGGTGTCAGGGATCTGGTTGACGACGTCCTGGCGGGCACGCGAGATGACTGCGGCCAACTTGCGTGCTGCGTCAGTATCTCCGGCCCGGTCAGCATTGACCAAAGCCCGCTCAAGTTCTTGAAGGGTTGCCATTAGCGGCCGCCCCCGTATTTCTTGACGAGGTCATCAATCTCAGCAGGGCTCGGTTGGGCAGCAGGCGTGTCAGGCACGGACAACGTGGCAGGTGCACCAAACTTGTCCATGGTGTTCTTGCGCGCTTTCTGAGTCAGGCGTTGCACCTCGAGCAGGTTGTTGACCAACTGCTGCGGTGACTGGCGCAGACTGAGCGACTGCAGTGACGACTGGAGAGTGGCCAAGTCCTTGTCAGACAGGGCGCCTTTCATCTCACCGATGCGGGACATGGTGATTTGGCTGCCCAGCGTGTTGATCGTTTCCTCGAAGTCGGCCACGTCCTGGCTGAGCGTTGGCATGCGGGAACTGATCGGCCCGGTGGCCGACGTGACCGTGCTGGTGAAGCCAGTCGGTTTGCCAGCCTTGTCACGCCCGGTGACCGACATGTTGAGTGCTTTTTCAACCGTGTTAAGCAAGTTATCGGCTTGGGCAGCTGCCGTGCTGGCCTCAGCTACCTTGCCACGAACCGCTTCATCACGCTTCTGCTCCATCTCTTGAACCTTGAGTTGGAGTTCACGACGCTTGAGGTCGTTGCCCTCGCGAGAGATCTGAGCGTTGAGCGCAGCGATACCAGCGTTCTGCTTGGCGATCTTGATGTCTTCCTGAATCTTGGTGATGTCCCAGCCCTTCTTTTGGAGGTCGAGGGCAGCGTTCGACTCAGCGAACTTGGCAGCCACGGCAGCAGATTGGGCCTTGGCCTGCGACTCAGTTAACTCAGCACCTGCCTTCTCAAGGGCCGTGCTGCCGGTGGCAAACTTTGTCCAGCGATCGGGATCAACAGCCGACAGCACCAAACCAAGTTGACTTTGCACAGCCTTGGGGTCGCCCTCAAGAGCTTGACGCATAGCCTGCATCTTTTGCGTAGGTTGGCCACTGTTCTCCATGGCGGCAATGCGCTGGTCAAGTAGGTCCTTGGCCACCTGTACGTTGCCGCTGCGGATGGCGTTGAACGCCTGGGAACCAGCCAGGAACTCAGAGTCCTGTTGGTCCTTGTTCAACATCTCCCACGACTGCTTAAACGCCTCGCGCTGCTGTGGGTACTTGGCCGACAAGGCGGCGAATGCTTGAGGCGTTGGATTGTCGAGAGTGGCCTGCAGGTCCTTGGCGTACTGAACGCGTGCTTCTTCAGCACGTTGAGTCTCAGCGCGTTGCTCACGCATCTGACGAATGCCAGAACCAAGTTTCAGACCTTCGAGAAGACTTTGGCCCAGGTCAATTTGTGGCATTGCTGCCATGTAGTTGATAGGGCCTTGCGGGGGGTTGATTGCCATGTTCGTTGTCCTTAGAAGAAGCCTGCGACCGTGCCACCGATCTTCAGGATGTCACCGAACGTCTGGCGAGGCACGCTACCGGCTGCGATGGCGGCACCTGCTTGGGCGGCGGCACCTTGCTGCAGCAGGTTGGCTACGTTAGAACCCGTTTCCATGCCGGCGGCAGCTTGGCCGGCGGCCGAAGCCTGACCGATCTTGGTCAAACCACCGAGGCGGCCGTACTGCTGTTCGATGAGGGCTGACAGGATCTGCGGGCGAAACTGGGCAAGTGCTGCTTGCGTGTTGCCGCCACGCAGACCACCGGTGGCTGACGCTTGCTGCAACAGCGCGTTCTCACCTTGTTGGACAAGACTGGCGAACTCAGGCGACTGCTCCAGTGCCGAGATGGCTTGTTGCTGAGCTTCAGGTCCTTTGAGACCAACCAGAGCCTGTTGGCCGGCCATGCCGCCTTCGCCTGCGGCCACGTACGGGGCCATGAGCTCAACTAGCTTGTCGAACTGGCGACGCTGTTCCTCGACCCCGGCCATCGAGGCCTGGTACTGAAGCTGGCCAGCCTGTTCGGCGGCCTCCCCAGCCTGTTTTGCGCCGGTGATACCACCGACGACGTCACCGATGAAGTCTCCGACGAAACTCATGCTTGGCTCCAATCTTGACGCGTCATGCCCAAGATGTAGAGGCCTTTCACGTGGCCACTTTGAATGCAGGCATCACGGCGAAAGCCCTCAAGTTTCATCCCGAGCTTGAGGCAGTAGTTTTTTGCTGATTCCAGACCTTCAATGATGTATGCAGTCACGCGCAAGATGGGGCGTGACTCGAAGGCCCAGCGTAGGAACTCGCGGCCAAGCCGACGAGAATGTGGGACTGCTGATTTCTTCAACAGTGAGTGGAGTTCTAACTCCACAGATGTTTGCTGGATGGCCATAAAGGCACCGGCAAACTTGCCGTCAACCGTCGCGGTCAGGTAGGTGACCAGAGGGTGGCGAATGGGCGCAGCCGGGCGGTGGTCGTGACCAACCTTGGTGATGTAGGCATCAGAGTACACCTCTTGCAAGTGGTCCTCAGTGATACCTTCAGAAACAGCGACAGCCAGCATCCACATTCTCCTTGTTCAGGGCGGTTGTGAGCTGCTGGCTGCTCGATCGGCTCAGCTGTTGTGAATCTGGTTCACAACTAGGGTGGATCCTACTACGAATCCGCCCAGTTGTAAACACTAGGTGATTTCTCGGCCGCTGGCGCGGATTGTGAGCGACGTGGCCGCGCCAGCCAATGTGGAGATGAAGCTGCCTGGCTCCAGCACCTGACCCACAAGCTCGGGGAAGGTGTAGGTCTCATCAGGCGCCACGGTCCTGGTATCCACAATGAGGTTGCTGACGCCAGGTGACCCTCCAGACGCCACAAGATTCACGCTCAGCGTCACGTTGTTGGCGCTGGTGTTGGTGGCTGTGAACTTGTCGATGATGGTCTTGCAATTCACAGCCGTGTATTGTGTGGTCTGGGCGTTCTCGGCCTGCTTGGCGTCGATGAGGGTTTTGACTGAAACGGACATGATGTTCTCCTTACTGTTGAACTTGAGTGACGTTGAGGATGATTGCGGGAGACGCAGGAGCAAATGCCGTTGCAGCCACGCTGTCGACCGTCACGTTGGTGCTGTCTGCCGCGAATGCCAACTCGATGTAGTCGTTGGCAGCCAGCGAGAAAAACTCGCTCAGCGCAATCGGGATGTAGCCATTGTTGACGTCCGAAGTCACCAGGCGGGCAGAATTGGCCACTGCCGCGCCGTTCTTCTTCCACCACACCCAGATGTTCTTGGCAGACGAGCTTCCGCTGGTCAGTTGCACGGCCGCGTCGAAGTTGTACAGGCCGGATTCTGGGACAACGATCCTGGATGCTGGAGCGCCAATGGCCACGCCGTTGCTGATCTGCGTGTTGTCAAACGTCAGCAGGTATTCGGTGTTGGTCACCGCCGGTGTCTGGTCTGTCGTCTTGGTGAAGATGCCGTAATACTTCTGCTGCTCGATGGTCGGACGCACGAAGATCACGCCAGCAGCCGCGTCAGACACGATGCATGCAGCGACCGGGATGACGTTGTTCGGCGCCGTCGGTTTGACGTTCGTCAGGCCACCTGCAACGGACGGACTGGCGTAGAGAATGTCCCCAACGCTGAACGCGCTGGTGTCAAGATCGCGTACGAAGCCCCAGACTGTTGCATAACCTTTCTCACCGCTGTCAGGCAGGTCATGGGTCATCACGCCGAGGATGTACAGGGACGGACTAGAGCCGTCGGCGAGGTATGGGGCAACAAGAAGCGCGTTGGGTGCTGCTCCAGCAAACCCGACTACTGTGCCATTCGAGATTGTGGTGCCTGTGGTGTTTCCGACACGGGCATACCACTCTAGGCCGATATGCTGGGTCACGTCGTAATCCATTCCGACCTCCGGCGCTTGGTCGGTTGAGTTCCACGCCAGTCTGCGGATTCGATTGACGTGCGGTGCTGCATTCAGGTCAACGTAATCAGTCGCCACCGAGTTGTCGTTTTTCACGACTGGCGTTGTTGCGAGGTAGGCCAACGCCTGCGCTATGCGTTCGAGTGTGTCCAGGGCCTGTACAGCCTTCTGGTCGGCTGCGCCGCTGTTGATGGCCGAATCTTGCGCCAGCCTGGCGATCTGAGCCAGCGCTTCGTTGGCCGCTGCGTCAGCGTTGCCTGCCTGGATGCCGATGCCGGTGGTATCGCTGGAAGGTGATACCTCATCTGCAACTTGGAACAGGCGCTCGAACTGCTTGATCTGCTCGTGGTTCTTGAGGAACGTGGCGAGCTGATCGCGGGTGAGGTTGAGCTTTTGCGTCGCCATGATCAATACGCCAGTGGTTCGACTTGGGCTTCAAGCCGCATGAATGCCAAATGGGCATCACTCGTACCGCGGAACCTCTGGATCCGCCAGTTACGCATAAACCCCTGCTGCAACCAGAGCAGGCGTTTCAGACTGTGGCCGATCTTGCCGGCTCTGATGGCTTGATCTTGACTCCAAGCCAAGCCGTCTAGCGAGTAGCTGGTGGTGATAATCGGGTCAACGCCGAGCGAGATGCGACCAGTCAGGGCGACAAGTTCAAGTTCGCTGAAGATGGCTCCATTGCCCTCGTTGTACACGATCGTCGTACCAAACTCCCAACGCACTGGTTGACCCCAGTGGTGTCCGACGGTGTCGTCAAGGTAGCCGATGTTGCTTGACTGAGGATCGCCTACTAACCACTTATCGTAGGCCCAGACCAGGTTGCGTGCGCGATACTGGTTGAACCCCACGACCGTCGTTGTCAGCGTAAACCAGACCTGCACCTCCATCTCAGCCGAGGCGGCCGCGTCGTAGACCAACGTGCGGTCAGGTAGGTGCACGTACAGATGCTGGTGGTTCTTGTCATTACGAGCCTCCAACTTGGCGGTGGCTAGCTGGGCCTCAGTGAACTGCAACAGGATCTCGTCGACCTCTTGCGTGCTGATCTTGTTGGCTGAAGCGTTCGAACCCATGTAGATGCCGGGTGCCTCGTTGCGACCTGAGCCGAGGAACGCGATCATCTCCATGTAGACGCAGCAACCAAAGGTGCCGATGACGCCCTTCTGGATCTGAGCGCCGTCGATGCGCTGGAATGGGAAGAAGTCGCCTCCGACGTTGTCGAACACTTCGATGGTGTTGCGGTTCAGAGCGTAGACCTCGTTGCGCAGCTTGAGGATGGCCACCACCGGGTCTGGATCGACTTCAGAGCTGCCGTATTTCAGCGGGTTGACCTGTGTCGGGTCGTTGAGCTCTGTGACAACCAGGTTAGTCCCGTCAGTCGTCATGAAGTAGCCGTCGACCCAGCAGAAGTCGAGCACCGCGCCCAGGTCTGGGTCGGTCACCTGCGTGAGTGCGCCGTTCCAGTAGTACAGGCGGCCACCAGAGGCGACGGCCAGGCGGTCGAAGCTGTAGTCCATAGTCACCAGCGTGTTGACTGGACCACCGACGTCACCAAGCACCGTCACAGCGCCGTTGCTGGCCACGGTCACCAACTTCGTGCCCATGACACGGTAGCAGACTCCATTCCAGTTGATACCACCACGATCCACGCCAGGGCCAGAACCGTTGGCCACGATACCATCACCAGGGCGCAGGTAGCCGTTGCTGACGCCCTGCTTCTTCGGTGTGGGCACCATGTTGACCGGATACGACGTGCGCAGGTCAGGTCCGTTGTCAGTGTAGATGCCGTTGACGATTGGGATTTGCATTCAGGTCACCATTTCACTTTGTCTGCCCAATAGGCAGCACTCATCTTGCCTTTGGCAATGTTCTTGGCATGGCGGGCCTTGAAAGATTCTCGACGCGCCTTGTCAGACTTCGATTCGCCATCGCGTTTTGGCGAGCCAGACACGCCTTGCTGACCGAAGCGGATGGTCTTGACTTGATCGCCAGCTTTGGCCACGACGACATGAGACTTGGTAGGATGTGAAGGCGTGCGCTTGGGCTTGTTGAAACCCTGCACACCTGCGCGGTCCAGTCGAGGATCTTTCTTGGCGGCCATGATCAGGCAATCCGATACCAAGAATTGGTGTTGGCGTAGTAACGCACCCGGAAGAAGTCCTCAGCCGACAACGTACTGGGTGCGCCAAACGCCGCAGCAGCTCCGTTCAATGCCAGCGTGAAGGCGGTGATCTGCTGCGTGGTCGTGATGAGCACCTCGGTGCCATCAGGCGTCTGCGTGTTCAGCGGCAGGGTGACTGTGCCGGTGGCCAGCGTGCCGGCAGGCTGAATAATCAACCACTGCTGCTCGCTGACCGGCGTCTGGATGGCCACGTTGAAACCGGTGCCAGGTGTGGCGAACTGGGTCGACAATGTCGGGCTGGCGAATGACTGCTGGAAGAACGCCAGTAGCTGGCTGATTGGCAGGCGGCGCGCGTCGCCGTTGTTCGGCGTGAAAACAGGGATCTGGTCGCCAGGCGAGACCTGACTGAGAACCGGAAGTTGATTGATTTGAGGCATGACAGCTCCTTAGTTGAATTGGATCGGACCGTCTTGGCCGGCGAGCACCGGGTCCACAGGCGGGTTGACAAACGGGTTGTCGTAGTTGTTCCAAGGTTTGTTCCCTGCGCCAACAGGAAGGGTCCCAGGGAACTGCTGTTCCATCGGCATGGCAGCTCGTGAGAGCAAGACCTCGTAACCAGCCCTGGCGGCCGCTTTGGTCACGTCCTGAGGCTGTCTGCCAAGACCTCCGGCGATCCGTAGGGCCAAGTTGGTGTAGATGGCCTCGTTGGCTGAGTCGGGGACCAGGGTTTCCTCGTCAAGGTTGCTGTCTTGTGGACTCGACGGCAGTGGGTAACCTAACCGGATGCCCTTGCCATTCCACAAAGCCATCATAGCGTCGAGTTTGCGCAGGGCGCTGTCAAGTTGCTGAGGCTGCAGGTCGAAGACGTAAGCAGCCAGCCCGATTTCTTCAAATGCTTGCGTCACGAATTGGCGCTTAGTCCAGCCCATATCAGCTCTCCAGGTGTTTTGTGATCAACTTCAGCAGCTTGGCGTCAGTTGTCTTGTCAGTGAACGCGATGCCGAGCTCAGTGGCCTTGGCTTCAAGCTCATCACGGGTCACAGGTTGGTCGTCCTTGGCCTCTTCCACGGCTTCTTGAGTCTGCTCAGTGAGTTTGGTCAGCGGGCGGCGGTTCACGCCATCGAGCGGGCGTGACGGTTTGAGGCGGCGGCCAGACTTTTTCGACGGTTTCTTGCTCGGAGCAACCTCGCCCGCAGCCTCTTTGGCCTCAGCGAATGTGGCGAACCAACCAGATGCGAGTTTGGCGTCGAGTTCTTCCTGGGTCTTGACCTGGGCGTAGGCGTAGGTGCCTTGACCTGGCTTCCGGTGCGGGCCAGGGCAGCGGTAAACAAGTGATGGAAAGCTCATTTCTTCCCCTTCTTCATCGGAGCCTTGCCTGGTTTGCCGGCCTTCTTGGCCGCCTCACGAGCAGTGCTCAATGCAATTGCCACGGCTTGCTTCTGAGGCTTGCCGGCCTTCATCTCCTTGCTGATGTTGCTCGAGATGGATTTCTGCGAGTAACCTTTTTTCAACGGCATGGTGGTCTCCTTAATGGAGAGGAGGGAGGCCGAAGCCTCCCGCCCTCAGTTGCTTACTGGTTGAACAGCAAGATGCCGCTCATCTCAGGTTGCTTGTTGACCACACCGAACAGCGTGTCGAGACGGTACAGAGTCGTCATGCTGTTGATGTCGTACCACTTCTGCATGACCAGTTCGATGCCCTGATCGGTGCTGGCGCGCATCACTGCGGTGCCGGCATCGGTCGGAACGGCGTAGCGGCCGGGCAGAATCTCCAGCGCGTCGCGCTGCCAGAACGGGTTGACGTTCGTGGCGTTGACGTTGAGCCAGGTGAACGGCGCAGCTGCAGCAGGAGTCACGATGCAGTTCTGGTACTGTGCTTCAGCGTCCGTGCCACCCTGGTTGCTGATGATACCCGGGGTGATAACCAGATGGGTACCGTCGACAACCTGAATGACGCGGAAGGTCTTCAGCTGACCAGTCGACTGCTTGGTGATGTGATGCACAGCCTCGACACCGTCGATCGTGAATGCGTCGCCAGCCACGATGCCACCAGTGTTGTCCACGGTGATGGTCTGGAAGCGGTTGTCCACGTTCTGGGTTTCACCGGTCAGGGCGGTCGAGGTAGCAGACGGCGCCAGGTAGTTGTTGGCCGCAGCTTGAGTGTCAATCAAGGTGGCACCACCACCGGCCGCAGCAATGCGGTTGGCGTAATCCATCTTGTAGGTCTCAAAGCCAGCCACCATGCCGACGTAGTTGCGCTCGTAAGCACGGTCGGACTTCTGGTTGCCGAAGCTACGGGTCACAGCCGCCAGGTTGCCGGCCAGGCCGTTGTAGTCACGGCTAGACAGGGCCAGGAAGCGGTCGAAGTTCACCACGCCTTGCTCGTTCATGATCGAGTCGGCCAGGGCCACGTCGTCATAGTCGCCGGCAGCACCGGAGACGCCGACCACCAGGGAACCCTGAGCAGCAGCCACGTTCATGATGGCGAGGTTGATGTCGCTGGCCAGCTTCTGCTTGGCGGCATCGCCCAGACGGTTCTCTTGCAGCGCGTCACGCAGCTCGAGAGCAGTCATGGTCCAGGGCACGGTGCGGCTAAACCCGAGGGTGGCCGGAACCGACAGCTGGGTCATGTCCTGGTACGAACCTGCGATCGACACGCCGGGAGTCGAGCTGATCGACTGGGCGATGTACGGCATCGGGCGCCAGATGACGTTGTTGGTGCGCTCCATCATGGTGGAGTCGGTGTTGTAGATGCTGACGTTGCGCGACAGCACCAGTGCGTCCTGGAAGCCTTCCAGAAGGTTTTCGAACGCGACGCGTTCTTCTTTGCTAAATGCGTTTGCCATGTTTGGCTCCTATTTCAAGATCAAGATTTGGTTGCTTCGCGCTTCTGCCGTTTGTACTGGAGGACCTTGGTGTAGTCTCCGGTCTTCTCGGCATCGGCACGGAGCCGCTCGAGGGTTGAGTCCACCGCGCCAGATTTGGGTCCAGTTCCCTGGAGCGTCTTCTCAGGCGGAGGCGGTGCTTTGCGATTGGTCACTTTCAATTGAGTCTCCAGTTTGCCGACCGCAATAGCGAACTTCACGGGGTCGGTGATTGATGCAAGCTCTTTGGCCTTCTTCGGGTTTTTGCCCAGCGCGTAGACCACGAGAGCGGGGTTGTCAGCTCCTTGCACGATGATGCCTTGCTGCGTGACGTTGAACTGGTCTTGCATGGCCAACTCGGCGTCATCGAAGTCCTTGACCTTGAGCTCGGCTTTCGCCTTGCCGTAGTCGTCGAGCTTCTTCTTCCAAGCTTGCTCAGCTTCCTGTTCTTTCTCACGCGCTTTGCGCTCAGCCTCATCGGCTGCTCGCTTGCGGTCGTACCAGGCGGCCAACTCCTGCTCGAATTTCTCAGTGTCGTAGTCAAAGTCGTCGAGAGTTGGTTTCTTGCCCAGCGCTGCCGGCTTGGTCTCAGCAGGTGCTTTGGCTCGTTTCAACTCGTCTTCAAGTTCTTTGATGCGGCGCTGATCTTCGCGATTCTTCTTGCGCAATTCTCGTACCCATTCAGGTGCATGAGCTGCTTCGTCTTGAGGCGGCGATTCCTCACCAATCGAGACCACAACTTCATCGTCATCAGACTCAGCTGCTTGCTCGTCGACTTGCTGCTCACCTTCGCCAGCGGCTTGCTCGGTCGCATTCGCTTCCTCGCCCTCACCAGCTTCGGTGCTCTGCTGCTCGTCATCTAGCGTCGCAACCTCATCGTCCTCGACGATCGGTGGTTCGACTGTTACTGCCTTCTTTCCCATAGTGGACCCCATGTATCAACTCACCCAAAGAAGCGGCTGGGTGGGCGCCGCGTAACTCATACTTGCGGAGGCGGTTCAACCGCCACCACAGAAACTTCAGGACTCGGTTGCGGTGCCACGCCGAATCGATCGATGACTTCCAACGCCTGCTTCTGGTCCATGGCGTCGACCTCAGACACGGTCTTGAGTGTCTTGGCCTTGGTCTCCTCGGCCTTGGCCACCGTGAGCACGGTATCAGCGCGCGAACGCTGGGCGTTGGCCTCAGCCTCCTGAGCCGCAGCCTGCAGGTACAGAGTCTGGGCGTCAGGTTTGGCGTTCTGAGCTTCCTGAATGAGGGTTTGCTTCTCCTCATCAGTCGGTTCGACGACACCCAAGCGCAGCAGCTTCTTGCGGAAGTAGTCGCGCACCTCGGTGATGCCCTCGCCTTCCATGTTCATCATGGCCATGGCCGACAGCACCTGAAGCGTCTCAGGGTCCTGAGTGATCTGCATCATACCGGTTAGGGCCCGGACTGTGGCGGCGCGTTTGCTAGAGCTGGACGGGCCAACCTGCGCAGCTACATCGAACTCAGCCTCAGACAAGTCGTTCTCAACTTCGACCTCACCTTCTTCGCCGATCATGGGCTTGACCAGCTCGACTTGGCTCATCTCGCCTTGCTCGCCGATGCCCTTCATCTTGCGACCTTCCTCGACGTAGACCTCTTTGGCCATGCTGAGCCAGATTTCACCGCAGTGCTGGACGCCCTTGGCGAAGTTGCTCATGTAAATGAAGGCCTGCATGTCGAGCTTGTTCTGAATCAGCTCAACCGCTTTGCCCGAGATGTTGGACTCGAGTTTCTCAGCCGCTTGCTGGTTGCCCAGCAGGTCCTGCATATCCTGCTCAGTGATCTGCAGCAAAGCCGCCATGGCCGGGGGCACGTCAGGCGACTTGGTGTAGGCAGCAGGACCAGCAAGAGTCTGGTTGCCGTTCATGTCAGTGATTGGGTTGATCAGCAGGTAAGGATAGTTCTTGATGTTGTCCTCAGACCACATGACCTGGTGGCCAGCGATCTGCTCGGGGGTCAGGATGGGCTTCTGCACCGAGGACAGGGCGCTGATCTCGCCGAGCTTGGACCGTTGCATGTTGGCCAGGCGCTGGGCGTCCTTGGCCAGGCGCACGTGGCCCATGCAGCGCTCGACGTTGTCGATGAACCAGCGCTTGCCATACACCACCACGATGGGGATGTATTTGCCGGCGATGTAGCCGCAATCCTCAAGCACACGGGCGCCGTTCAGGATGTACTTGCGCACCTTGCGGCGCTTGACCTGCTTGGTGCGAACCAGCTTGCTGCCAACAGCCTCGAGCTTAGTCAGCAGCTCTGGATCCTTCTCGAAGTCGCTGTCGAAGTAGCGTTCCTCACCGCCGGCCAGGTCTTGCCACACCTGTACGGTTTCGCGGGTCTCCTCGACGCGGTAGTACTCGGCCACGAAGACAACGTCAGGTGTGAGCCAGTCGAACTCCCACTGGTGCACTTCTTTGGGCCAGCTGGCCGGATCGTCGCCCCACTCCTCGGCGTAAGCATCGCGGGTCATGG